TCTGATTCGCACTGATGAGTGGTGGGGTTGCTCCCCACCCGAAACCCTCTGGGTCTGCGATAGCAAATGAGAAAGGAAAAACAAATGAAGAAAGTTATTGAGATAGCAGCAGCAGGACTTATGTCTTTGGTCATTGCTTGGTTTATAGTTTTTATTTTTATCAATTTGATTCTCGGTTGTGAGACTTGGGATCAAAGTCTTTGGACAGAAACAAACTCTTGCCTTACATTTTCACAGGCATTATTTTTAAATTGACTTTTGTAGCGAAAGGAGAGAGGATTATATAGTTTATTCATATTTATTCCTCTCAAAACTAGCCCAGTTAATTCTGGGCTTTCTTTTTTTCAAAAAATAATTATAATCAGTTACAGTTAGTTCAAACTGCTGACCACAGAAACAAAGGTTTAAGGAATTAAAAATGCGAGAAGAAACTAGGAAAAGAGGACGACCAAGAAAGAACACTGGTGAAAAAACAATCGTCCAAAGACCAGTGAAAGATGGACCACCTGTTCAGCCAGAGAAATGGGATGGTCGTTTTAAATCAGTTGAGCCAATGAAGAATCAAAAGAAAGCTCGGCAATCGCCATATAAATGGAATCATCATGCAACAATTAACTGGATTATGGGTCAAGCAGATCCTGTCGGTTTTCTTGCTGCAGTTATGACTGGCAAAGAGATGTTTCCTGTATATGCAAAAGACTCTGAAGGTTTGGCCACAAAAGCAGGTAACATTGCAGCTGACCCAGAGTTAAGAGTCATGGCTGCGAAAACTTTATTGGGCAAATGTGTTCCTGATTTGAAAGCAGTTGAAGTGAAAGCTCAAATAGAGGAAAAGAAAATTTTAGACATAACAAGGTTATCAGATAATGATCTCAACACAATTGAAAGAGTCCTTGAACATGCTGTCATTGACGGAAGTGAGAGCAGAGAAGATGAAGAGGTCTCTGAAGGAGTTTACAAAGAGCTCTTGGCAGACGATTGAGCCAGGACGTGATTTTTATGACAACTGGCATATAGACGCAATCAGCGAACATTTGCAAGCAGTTGTTGAAGGTGATATTAAAAGATTAATAATTAATATCCCACCTCGTCATATGAAATCAATATCTGTGGCAGTGACGATGCCTGCATGGACTTGGACCATCCAGCCTCAAAAAAGATTTCTATTTGCATCTTATGCGTCATCACTTTCCGTCAGAGACTCGGTAAAATGCCGAAGACTTATAGACAGCCAATGGTATAAGCAACACTTTGGCCAGAGCTTTGAGTTAACAACAGACCAGAATCAAAAGCAAAGATTTGAGAATAATAGGACTGGTTACAGAATCGCCACATCAGTTGATGGTGCACTTACTGGTGAAGGTGGTGACATTATTGTCATTGACGATCCGCATAATGTTAGAGAAGCAGAATCATCTACAGTCAGAGAGGGTGTTTTGGAGTGGTGGGATCAAGCTATGCAATCCCGACTCAATGACCCAAAGACTGGTGCTTTCATTATTATTATGCAAAGAGTGCACGAAACTGATTTAACTGGACATATATTAAGGAATGAATACAATGATTGGGATCATCTATGCCTACCTGCTCGATATGAAGTCGGACATCCAACACACACAAAATCAACACTCAACTTCACAGACCCAAGAACAAAAGACGGAGAACTCCTCTGGCCAGACAGGGTTGATGAAAAGACTTTATCAAAACTTGAGAACTCGTTGGGCACATATGCGTCGGCAGGTCAACTGCAGCAAAGACCGATGCCTAAAGGTGGAGCAATATTGCGTGCTGAGTGGTGGGTGCCATGGGAACACGACAACCTCCCAGACATAGAATATATTATACAATCTTGGGACACTGCCTTTTCAACAAAAGAGAAATCATCATATTCAGCCAGAACAACTTGGGGTGTGTTCCGCAAGAATGGCCAAATGAATGCTATTGTTCTTGACATGTGGTATGACAGAGTAACCTATCCCGAACTCAGAAAGATCGCACAAGAAGCATATGAAGACTACGAACCAGACGCAGTTATGATAGAAAAGAAGGCATCTGGTCAAAGTTTATTGCAAGATTTACGCATGGCAGGAATCCCTGTAATCCCTTATTCTCCTGACAGAGACAAGGAAGCACGTGCCCATGCAGCATCAGCTTTGCTCGAAGATGGAAGAATTTACTTTCCTTTTGACAAAAAATGGAGTAAAAATTTAATAGACATTTGTGCAGCATTTCCAGCAGGGGAGAATGACGACATAGTTGATACTTGCACTCAAGCATGGTTAAGGTTGCGAAAAGGTTGGTTTGTTACTCATTCTGAGGACTATGAAGAAGAGGATGAACCTAAAAGGAAAAAGGTGAGCATTTATGGCTAGAGAACCAATTAAGATCCAACCTGATCAGATTCCATTTGCAGAGGGTGCACCTGCAGACGACTTACAAACAGAGAGTTTTGGTGAAGATGAGGTTCTTATTGGCGACCCACTGCTTGACAATATTCAAGAACAACCAACAGAGTTTGATGCCAACTTAGCAGAATCAATAGATCAAAAAGAACTTGACCGAAAAGCTGACACATTAGTTTCGTATTATGACAATGATAAGAATGCAAGGTCAGAGTGGGAAGAAAGATACAAGCAAGGTTTAAAGACTCTTGACCCAGATGGTGGTTTAGAGGAATCAGAAGAAGAGCGAGCAACCAGAGGTTTGAGCACAGTTGTTCACCCTATGATCGCAGAAGCAGCAACACAATTTAATGCAAGAGCCATCGCAGAGTTATATCCTGCAGGTGGTCCAGTCAAAACAGTTATTATCGGCGAACCAAATGAAGAGACTGAAGAACAGGCTCGTCGTGTAAAAGATTATATGAATTATCAAATAACTCAGCAGATGCCTGAGTATTTCCCTGACCTCGATCAAATGTTATTCCAACTGCCACTTGTCGGTCAAACTTTTAAAAAGGTTTGGTGGGATGCGAATATGGATCGTCAATGCGCCAAGTTCGTTAAGGCTGAAGACTTTGTTGTTGCGCCAGAGAGCACAGATCTTTATACATCACCAAGATACACACAAGTTATAAGAATCCCAAAAAATGATTACAACCGATATGTTGAGGCAGGTTGGTATCTGCCAGTTAAGTATGATGGCGATGGCATTGACCCATCAGGCGATTTAACAACAGACATTGAAGGTGTTGACCAATATGGCGACGATGGGCAAGATGAAGTTTTAACTCTTTTAGAGATGCATGTTTATGAAGCATTTGAAGGCATCGATGGTATTGAGGACGAAGACTCTGAAAATTTAGTTATGTTGCCTTATGTCATAACAATCGATTATGATTCTCAAAAAATTGTTTCAGTTCGCAGGAACTGGGATGAAGGTGATGGCTCTCACAAACGCAGAGATTGGTTTGTAAGTTATAAGTTTCTTCCTGGGGTTGGCTTTTATGGTTTTGGTCTTTACCATATGATTGGTGGACTCGGCAAAGCTGCAACAGGTGCACTTAGAGCATTGCTTGATTCAGCTGCATTTGCAAATATGCAAGGTGGCTTTAAATTAAAAGGCAGAGTGAGTGGTGGCGACATTGATGTTAATCCTGGAGAGTTTGTTGACCTTGATGCGACGACTGATGACGTTAACAAAGCAATCATGCCATTGCCTTTCAAAGAACCATCAGGCACACTTTTTAATCTTCTTGGTTTAATCGTACAATCTGGTCAGAGGTTCGCAGCAACAGCTGACTTGAATGTTGGGGATGTTAATCCTAATGCCCCAGTTGGATCTACTGTTGCTCTTATTGAGCAAGGTTCAAAGTCGTTCTCGGCGATCCACAAGAGACTGCACTATGCTCAAGGACAAGAGTTCAAGTTGCTAGCTAAACTCAACGCATTATATCTTCCTGAGTCTTTTGAGTTTGCAGTCTCTGGCTCGTCTCAAACTGTGTATGCTTTAGATTTTAACGATCGGATTGATATCCTCCCTGTATCTGACCCGAATATCTTTAGCACTGCACAGCGGATCGCTCAAGCCCAAGCTATTTTAGAAATGGCAAGAGCTGCACCCCAGCTGCATGATTTGTATGAAGCATATAAAAGGATGTATGAAGCGATCCGCATCCCCAACATCGAAGAGGTTTTAAAAGAGCCAATTGAGGCATCAAGGCTTGACCCAATAGACGAGAACATGTCTGTTATGTATGGTAAGCCAATTAAAGCCTTTCCTGAGCAAGATCATGATGCTCATATCTCAGTTCATTTACAGTTTTTGCAAGACCCATCGCTGGGTGGCAATCCTGGAGCGAAAGGTTTACAACCAGTGTTGATTGCTCACGTCGCTGAGCATATAGCCTTATTATATCGTCAACGCATGGAGGCAGGCATCGGAATGCCACTGCCAACACTACCAAATATCCGTGATCCTAAATTTAAGTTTGATGACATTGACCCACAAATGGATATGATGATAAGTCAGAGAGCTGCACAGGTTGTTCAACAAGCTCCACAGATGGCACCAATCAGATCTCTTGAAGCATTGCAAAAAGGTAAACAGAATCCATTACAATATGCACAACAACTTGCTCAACTTGAAGCACAATCACTGCAACAAAGAACTCAATCAGAGATCGCAGCAGACCAAGCTAAAGCACAATCTGATATTGCTATTGATCAAGCCAAAGCACAACAGAATCTTGACATACAGCAAATGAAAGTGCAAGCAGAACTTGAAGCAAAAGTTAAAAAACTTGAGGCAGAGTTACAACTCGAAAGGGAAAAGAATCTTTTAAAAATGCAGATGGAGAATAGAGATGGCTGAAACAGTTGATGAGGCAGCAAGACGAGTTGCTATGATGACGAATGTAGTTCCCATGGCACCAGTTAATCCTGGAGCATTCAGTGGAATGGGTTCAACATCTGATGCAGAGATGGCTGCTTTAATGGCAGCACAAAGAGGAATGCAAAATACTGCACCAATGCCAAATGTCCCAATGCCAGAGGCAGGAACGCCAACACCAGTCATTGACCCAACTAACCAGAACAGCATGATGGCATACCTTCAACAAAAGGTTAAAGAGATAAGAGAAAGAACAGGTGGCAATCCTGAAAACATGGGTTCACTTGAAGCAATAAAAAACGCAATGCAACCTCAGATGAGACCAACAGGCTCTGGAGCAACTTCTGAGGCAGAGATGAGAGCAATGCAAAATGCAATGCAACAACAAGGGATGAAATAATGGCTTATGTCCCAACAGAAAATTTATTAAGTCTTTTAAATGAATCAGACAAACCAAATGTCGGTGGTGTTCTAGGTTTTGGTTCTGGTGATGAGGCTGCATACAGAGCAAGTCTTTCTGGCCAGAGAGCACCTATATATGGTAAAGGTGGTTTTCAAGGTTTTGGTGCACTTGATCCTTATGGTCAAATATTCCAACTTGCTGATGCTGGTGAAGTTATAGATGACGGAACAATGACAGATGCTGGGGATACAAGTAATGTCGTTGGTGGTGGGAGCGATAATAATGTAGTAACAACAACTGGTGGTGGCACAGGCACAGGAATAAATTTAAGCGATATACCAATCATAGGTGATTTGTTTGATGGGCAATCAGGTGGTGAAGGTGGTGGTGGTGCAAAGGGTCAGCTGAGTAGTAAGTTACCATTTGATTTTGGCAATGTAAATATCCCTATGGTTGGCGATGTAAATATAACAGATGCTGGAACTAACCTTGCACTTGATCAGATTGTTGGCACAGCTATTGATCCTTTATTTGGTGGCTTGGGTCTTGTCTCAGCTCTCGTTAATCCAACATTTGAAGATACTTCTTGGGGAACACCTTTTAATACTGGTGGTGGAGGTTTGATTGGTGTGCTGGGTCAGTTGAGCCTTAATGATTTAGAAAATGCTTATGCTGAAACAGAAAAAGGAACAGAGGGTTATGAGTTCTTTGCTCCAGGAACAATTGAAGGTGTTGACACTCCACTAGCAATTAAGCCAGGAATATTTGGTTTTGGTGAAGTTGTATCAGGTGCGACAAACTTACTTGACCAAGAAAAATATGACACGAACAAAGATGGGATAATTACAGCCAGTGAATTAAGAGCAGGATCAGGCATGGATGCCCCAGCTATTGATACAGTTGCTGAGGAAGGTTTCGGCTCTGATTTAATGAGATCTCTCCTCGATCAGAATTACAATCCTGAGGGAACTGTAATAAGCAGAGCATTGGATAATTTTAGCTTGGTGTCACCAGCTGAAGGATCAACATTAGATAATAATACAACGCCAACTTTTACAACAACTGGAACAACCTTTGCAGATGATGCTGCAGCATCAACCAGTAACGTAACTGATGATAGCTTTTCATTCTCTGATCTTGGGAACAGCATCTCAGACGCAGGATCAAGTTTTGTAGATGATTTCACTTCAAGTGTATCTGATACTGCTTCAGCAATCAGCTCTACAGTCAGCGATACTTTCACTGGAGGTGGTTCTGATGGGGTTGGTAACTTTGGAGCTGTCGGAGACTTCTTTGGAGGCATTGGTGATGCTCTCGGGATAACTGATTATTCAGGTAGCTCAAGTGATGATTCTGCCTCAAGTGGTGAGGATAACGACTCTCCTGGTGGTGGTTGCTTCTTGACGACTGCGATAGTCGAGCGAAGAGGTGAGGCAGACAATGGTCCAACTCTTACAAAGTTAAGAAACTTCAGAGATACATACATGGCAAACATGCCAGACATTGTTGAAGAATATTATATTGTCGCTCCTAAGATAGTGGCATCAATACCCAAAGACCATGATGATTGGAACTGGGTTGGCGAGCAGATTGACTTATCAGTTAATCACATAGACGAAGGGGATCTTGATTCTGCCTTTAAAACTTACAAAGGTATGGTCAAGAGGTTGAAGCATGAGTGGTTGTAATGGAACTTGTTTTTGCTCTTACAGTTTACGTTGGCACAGCAGTCAAGCCACCAACAATATATTTTTACGATATAAATAGGTGCAGGTATTTTGCAAGCAGAATGATGAATCAACCATCTCAACCAGGAGAAGAAAGAAAGAAGATCACAGCTATTTGCAAAATGCAGAAAGTTAAAAAGGGAACAGAAATTTATTACTAAAGGAGAGTGCTATGGCAGAAATAAATGTAGATAATATGGAACACAACGCAGAGTTGTTTATGGAGAAGATGGGTTTTGCTCATGACTCTGAAGGTCTGGAGATGACTGATGAACAACTTGTAAACTTTTTGTTGCTATGTCATCAAATGGAATATGGCGTTGGAGCTGAGTCTGAAGAAGAAAGTGAAGAGGGTGATGTCAAAGTTAAGGTCATGAAAGTCCACAGTGGTGGGGATATGTCTGAGATGATGGACGAGATCCTTGGTCATGGTCAACTGAAGGTAATGTAATGCCTTTTAAAAAGTATTCAGCAAAACAAAAGAAACTCGCAGCAGTGGCACCACCTCGTAAAAAAATAACAGGTGCTGATTTAAAAAAGTTAGCAAAAAAGAAAAAGGGGAAAAAGAGTGGCAAAAAAAGCAGTCGAAGCACCTAAAGGTTTTCATTGGATGAAAGCTGGCAAAGGTTTTAAACTTATGAAGAATCCTGCTGGTGGTTATAAGCCACACAAAGGTGCAAGCAAAAAAGCAACATTTGAAGTTCAAAAGGTTCACAATAAATGATGGAACAAACCATCGAGAATTTTGAAGGAACAAAAAATATTACCATTGGTGGTGATGGCATGAGCGATGTTGAGGCAGGCATACAGTTTATTTATCATATGCGTGAGCACCTTATTGATATCGGTGTTGCGACTGTTTATGGTCTTTTTGTTTATGCGATGGTTCTTTTTATAACAAAGAAAATTAAAGGTTAGTCATGGCAACTTACAAAGGCAGGAAAGTTACATTAAACAAACCTAGACGCATAGGCAAAGGTGAACCCAGCTATGGCAAAAAGAAGTCTGTTGTTTACGTTCAAGATGGCGAGAAAGTTAAAAGAGTAACATTCGGCGATCCAAATATGCGTATTAAAAAGAATCAAAAAGGTCGCAGGAGCAACTTTCGCTCAAGGCATAATTGTGATACTCCTGGACCAAAAACAAAGGCAAGATATTGGTCTTGTAAGGCATGGTGATATGAGCAGAGCAGCAATTAAAAAAGTAGCACAAGCTGAAATTAGAGCAGCAAAAAGTTTTTTAGATAAAAGAGGAATCAAGTCTGAGGAAGTTAGTCCTCGCAAGTTTGCCAAAGCTGCAAAAGAACTTGATAAAGGTTTTCAAGATACATTAAAGATATTGGCCAGAGAACTATCAGGAGGTCAAGTATGACGATGCATGGCGATAAACCAATCTTTTCTCAGAGCCAAGAAGGTGCAACACTTGAAGCCTACGACCCAACATTCAGAGAAAAAACAGAAGCAGTCATACGAGACTTACTTACACAATATGGTGGA